AAAAAATATTTAGGACTGTAAAATGTTTAAAGATTTTTTTAATGATGTTGTGGATAAGGGCAGTGAATATATAGATGATGCTGTTGAATACGGTAAAGATACGTGGAATGATATAACGGAATCTTTTAGCACACCTGATATAACAGTAGAAGATGCTGTAAATGGAGTAAAAGATAAAGTATCTGCTTTAGTTGAGAGCGATGGCTCGTTAAATTCTGCCACAATAGATACTCAACCTACAGAATCTAGTACTGGAAGTAAACAAGTTGCCTCAGCTTATTCTGCTAAAGGTCATATGTACAACGAATTAGACGTTTTTGCTTCTTATAATACTATTTTTTCTCTTTTTGCACTTACTGATGATGAAGTAAACAATCCAGACGCAACTTATAGGTCTCAAGAGCCGTCGATTCCAATATTAAGATCAGGTGGCGGAATAAATGCACCTGGAGGTTTTGGCTTAGAACACTATGACGGAAAGTTAGAATACTTTATTGAAGATGTTAATATTGAAGCATTGATCGCACCCAACGCATTTGTTAAACAAACAAACGCAACAAAGATAGAATTTACTGTTCATGAACCATATTCTATGGGACAATTTATTTTGACACTTATGCAAGCCGCAAAAAAAGCAAAGCAAGGCAAAGATATTAATTATCTAGCGGCTCCTTATTTGTTGACTATGACTTTTGTAGGCTGGGATGACAACGGTAAGCCTGTTAGCACAGAAACCACAGCAAAACTTAGAAGAATGATACCGTTTTTAATTTCTGACATACAGTTTGATGTATCAGAAGGTGGTAGTAAGTATAGAATTGTTGCTGTTCCGTGGAATGAACAAGCTCTGTTACAAGAAAACCAAACATTAAATGTTACTCACAAACTTGTAGGGCGTACTGTTAAAGAAATATGTCAAACATCTTTGTATTCTTTGTCTAACGCATTTAATGAAGAACAGCAAAGATTGAAGATAAAAGCTAACATGGACTATTCACCTGATGAATATCTTATAGTATTCCCTGAATTAGATAAAAATGGAGAGCCTGTATCTTCAAAAATTACAGCACCGCAAGAAACAGAGCAAAGTGCAACTTTTAAACAACAAAATTTAGTATTTGGAGCTGACCCAAATCCATCAAGATCTACTGAGGTAGAATCATATTTTGAGCAATCTGTAGCGGTTAGACAAGCATTAGACATTAATAGAGAAGGTATAAAGGCAAATTTTAAGAAAGAAGTTAAGAATGTACTTGCAATTTCTGCTAGAAGGTCAGATATTGGAGAAATAGGCAGGGCATACGCAGACAATGAAACCACAATTAATGATATTGGCGCGGCTAAAATGTCAAAAGCATCAGTACATAATGACAAACATCCGTTTTTTAGACCAATATACGCAGAATTAAATGACAAAAAACAAGGAATCTTTAATAGAAATAGAATTAACATATCTGATGGGCTTGTAGAATTTGATTTTGATGCAGGAACATCTATACAAGATATGATTGAAGAAGTTATTTTAATGAGCGAGTATGGAAGATCGTTATTAGAGCAGACACCTGTTGATGATTTTTACAAATGGTTTAGGATAGATTTTGAAGTTTACCCAATAGACTCGTCAAGTATACCTTCTAGAGGCCGTGCAGCAAATTTATTTGTTTATAGAGTGTATCCATACAAGATGCATAAAAGTAGATTTCAATCTATGTCATCATCTAATGATGTTAACTGGCTATATGATAATGCTATTAAAAAATATGAATACATTTATACAGGTCAAAATGATTCAATTATTAACTTTGATATACAATTTAACAAGGCATTTTATACTGCATTAACTCATGCATACGATACAAAGTCTCAATCTCAAACACAAACTGCAAATTCACGGTCTGCAAATGATATTGAAAATAATTTAACCCTAACAAAAGTAGATTCAGGCGAATCATCTAGCGGTAATAGAGAAGCTATTAACGTACCAGGCGCAAGTACTGGTAGAGCAGGAGGCGGACACGGTGAAGTTGTAGCAACTGCCGGAGCTAGAGACTGGAATGACATTTTTTTGCATTCTAATGTAGACTTAATAAACATAGAATTAGAAATCATAGGAGATCCTTATTATCTTGCGGACTCTGGAATGGGTAATTATCACGCTAGTTCTAAATTATTTAATTTAACATCAGATCATACAATGAATTATGCTAATGGCGAGGTCCATATTGTAATAGAATTTAAAACTCCAGTAGATTATCCATACGACAATGGAACAAAAGACGGATTTATGAATTTTAAAGATAAAAGTGTACCTGTTAAAGCATTTTCAGGAGTTTATCAAGTCATAAGAGTAAACAATGTAATATCAGAAGGTAAATTTACACAAAAATTACATTGTATCCGTGTAAGAAACCAATTTGGAAAAGATACGCAACAAGAACCAACGCAAGATAAGCTAGTTACTATAAACAACAGTGTAGAATTTGCACACAACGTTGGAGCATATCAACGTGATCAACACATATGAGATTTAGATGAATCAAACACAATTGCCTAAAGTTAGTATAGGATCGCGCCCGGAATGGATGAAAGGCGTTGGTCCTTATATTGGCAGGGTAGTAAATCACTTAGATACTGAATATATGGGCGGAGTAGAAGTTGAAATACTAAAAACTTCTGATTCGTCTGGTACAGAAAACTCTGGTTATGTAATCCCTTGTGTGTATGTTAGTCCATTTTTAGGGCAAACGCCTATACAAGGATTAAAACAAAATCCTGGATTTGATAATACACAAAAAAGTTATGGGTTTTGGGCAGTGCCGCCGGATGTAGGTGTAAAAGTTTTAGTATTATTAGGTGAAAATAATTTAGGCTTTGGATTTTGGATAGGCTGTATCCAAGATAAGTTTATGAACTTTATGATGCCTGGTAATGCTGCTACAACTTACAATAAAGAAGGGCAAGCATACGATGGTATGAAAGTACCAGTTGGTGAATATAATAAACTAACAGAATCAGGCACGGGCAATGATCCTACAAAGTATCAAAAACCTGTAGATATAGACCAAGCAGATGTCCTACAAAAACAAGGATTAATAGACTCAGGCAAAAAAGAATGGGACGAACACCGCGGTGTACACTCGTCTTCTGCACGTAGAGAATTACCTTCTATGGTATTTGGATGGAATACCCCAGGACCTTATGACTATAAAGGGCCCAAAGTACCGTATTCAACTATAGATCACCAAACAGAGGTGCCATTTAACCGTCTAGGTGGCTCATCTTTTATAATGGACGATGGTGATATGATGCAACAGAGAGAAAAACCTCCTGTTGACGATAAACCAAAGTATAAAGAGATAGAAAAGAAAGAAGAAGGCGATGTTAATATACCGCATAACGAAATAACACGTTGGCGAACACGAACTGGGCATCAAATATTAATGAATAATTCTGAAGATTTCATTTATATTATTAATGCTAGGGGAACTGCTTGGATTGAACTTACTAATAATGGCAAAATTGATGTATACTCTTACGACTCAGTGTCTGTACATTCAGAAATGGATATAAATCTTAAAGCAGAACGTGACATTAACTTAGAAGCATCTGGAAATATAAATTTTAAAGCTAAAGAACAGATGCGTATGGAGTCTGGTAATGCTACACACTGGAAAGTAGGCACAGCAGAGACTAAAAAAGCACCTGGCGAGAGAGATAAACAAAGAGAGCAAGACGAAGATCCAGAATCACCTACATATGGAGATCGCAAATATCGTGTGTTTGAGGATTTATCTGATACAGCACAACCTGGCGACAACTTGTATATAGATGTGTCACGAGATGTATATTGGAAAGTAGGTACGCATCCTGAGAAAGGTGATGTAAAAATAGAAGTGTCTAAGGACTCGCATTGGACAACAGATAAAGAATTTAGATTGTATGCTAAAACACACATACATCAAAAGTCAGATTTGACTACACATCACGAAGCTAAGACAGCATTCCATCAAAAAGCAGGAACTTCTTTCCACATGCAAAGTGGTGCCACTATGAATTTAAAGTCAGGAGCGCATCTTAAGTTATATGCTGCAAATAATAACACTATAAAGGCTGGATCAAACAATTATTTAGATGCTGCTGGTAATAACCATATAAAAGCAAACTCTAATAACCATATGTCATCGTCAACAGCACACATTAAGGCAAGTAATGTACAGATTCAAGGAATGGTATTTAATAACGGCTCAGCTTCACCAGCATCACCTGGCTCAATGGCAGCAGGAGCAGTACCACCTGAGTTAGCAATATTACCTGAATGCGCCCACCATGCATTTATTCCTGTAAGAATACCTCAGCACGAACCATATTATTGTCACGAGAACTTAGACCCAAATATGTTTAAGCCGGACAAAACAGATTCAACAAAAAGTATTAATGATGCTTGTGAGTTTGCAATAAATTATGAGCAAGAAGATCAAAAATATATTTTAACACCTGATACATTTAGGAAAGGATTATGAGTAGAGAATTTAAAGAAAAATCTTTGTATAAAGAAATTATATTAAAAAGTAATAACGAACGGAAAAAATTTGATCCTGGAACAAAAGTATACAAAGGTGTGAGTACAGTAAATCCAGACAACACTTCACCTGTTTTATATGATCTGTCAATAATAAAACAGGATTTGTTAAATCATTTTCATATACGCCAAGGAGAAAAGTTATCTGATCCTACGTTTGGATGTATTTTGTGGGATTTATTATTTGATCCTCTAACAGATAACACTAAACAATTAATAATAGAAAATATAAATCAAATTATAGATCATGAACCTAGGGTGCTAGCTGATTCTATAATTGTTGATGAATACGAAAATGGTCTTGCTATATATGCAACTTTAACATACCTGCCGTATAACATATCAGAAACAATGCGAGTAAATTTTGATAAAAATGCAGGATACGCATTTACTTAATATATACGCATTTAATTGACACCATAAATACAAATAAAGGAAATATCTATGTCCTCAACTGATAGACAAAATCGTTTATTGGTAGCTGAAGATTGGAAACGAATCTATCAGTCGTATCGTAACGCAGACTTTCAAAATTATGATTTTGATTCTTTGCGTAGGATTATGATTAACTACCTAAGGCAAAACTATCCTGAAGATTATAATGACTATATTGAAAGTTCAGAGTATCTTGCTCTTATTGACTTAATTGCATTTTTAGGACAAAACTTAGCATTTAGAATTGATCTAAATGCCAGAGAAAATTTCTTAGAGTTAGCAGACCGTAGAGATTCTGTCCTACGGTTATCACGTCTATTATCTTATTATCCAAAAAGAAATGTAGCAGCACAAGGTTTGCTAAAGATTACATCAGTTAATACCTCTGAGTCTTTTGTTGATTCAAACAACGTCAATTTGCAGAATCAAAATATTATATGGAATGATCCGTCTAATCCAAATTGGCGTGAGCAATTTATTAAAGTAATGAATAGGGCAATTGGAGCCGATGAAGTTATTGGAAAATCTATTAAGAGAGAAACAATTAATGGTATTCTTACTGAAAAGTATAGATTTGCATCTCAAGGAACAGGCCTACCTATTTTTAATTTTACAAAGGTTATTGATGGACAATCACTTAGATTTGAAATAGTACCAACTGACATCACAGATAAAACTATTATAGAAGAAATACCAATGCCTAGGCAAAACTTTTCTTTTATATATCGTGTAGACGGGTTAGGACCAGCCTCAACTAATACAGGATTTTTCTGTATGTTTAAACAAGGTTCTATGTCTGAAGGTGAGTTCACTATTAACAATCCGTCTGCTAATCAAGTTGTGAATATAGATACTGCAAATATCAATAATTCAGATGTATGGTTATGGCAGTTAGATACAGATCAAGCACCAAAATCATTATGGACAAAAGTAGACTCAGTAGAAGGCAATAATGTAATTTACAATTCTCTATCAAAAGATGTAAGAAATATTTATGGTGTGCTTACAAAGGCAAATGATAAAGTTTCTTTGTTATTTGCTGATGGCGTATTTGGTAATTTACCACAAGGTAGTTTTAGAGTTTATTACAGGACAAGTAGAAATACAAATATTGTTATTAATCCTCGTGACATGCTAGCAATACCTGTTGAAATAAATTATATTTCAAAAACAGGAAAGCTAGAAACATTACGATTAGGTCTAGAACTTCAAACAACAATTGATAATAGTTCTGTGTCTGAATCATCTGCTTCTATTAAGCAGAGAGCACCAATGACATATTATACACAGAACAGATTAGTTACAGCAGAAGATTATCAAATTGGTCCTTTAACTATATCTCAAGAAATTGTGAAAGCTAAAAGCATTAATAGAATTTCATCAGGGTTATCTAGATATTTTGATTTGCGTGATGCAACTGGCAAATACTCGCAGACAAATTTATTTGGCAGTGATGGAATTTTATATAGAGAATATTATAATAGTAAAGTAACATTTACATATGAAACACGAACAGATGTTGAAGGA